GGTCGTTGGTTGGCGTTTTTACGTTGAGTGTCGACAATGCGTTGTCGAATGCGCACGCGAGCAATGGGGCTTCGCTTTCTTATGTACCTCGTTAATGGGGGGAATGGGGGAACTCCCCCATATAAGCATATTTGGGGATAATAAGCGCGGGTACGTTCGGACGCGTCGGTGGTAACTACAACAATGGGTCGTTGGATGGCGTTTTTACGTTGAATGTCAACAATGCGTTGTCGAATGCGAACGCGAACAATGGGGCTTCGATTTCTTATACTTAACCTCTAAAATAATAAAGATTTTTTGTTGGAAAATAATGCGCTTATTATTCCTTACCGCTTGGTAAAAATTAACCGAAAAAGAGGCACTTGGGTTAGTAGCAGAGTTGAAAGCCTGTGAGGTATAAGAAAGATTATAATTCATGAAATCATATAACCATTTATTTGAAAAGTTAGTCGATAAGGGCAATATTGCCCTTGCGATTAACAGGGCGTCTAAACGTAAGAAAAAACGCCCTGAAGTCAAAATGATATATGACCACCCTGAAAAACATATTGAAGCAATTATCGACATTTTGACGAATGGAAAATATAAACCGCAAACACATCAAATGTTTAGAATTTGCGACGGTAGCAGTAGAAAAGAACGTTTTATAATTCAACCGTATTTTTATAGAAATCAATTTGCGGAAATTGTTTACGAACAAATAATACATCATGCCGTTGTTCAGGTATTGCAACCGATAATAATGCGCGGAATGTATCAATTTTCTTGCGGGTCAATTCCGAATCGGGGTGGACATCATGGTAAAAAGTATTTATCAAAGTATATTCGGGAACATAACGGACGCGAAATCAAATATTGCTTGAAATTAGATATTCGGCATTTTTACGATTCAATCGACATTGATGTTATGAAAAATCATTTTGCGTCAATAATTCATGACGAAAAAATGCTTAAAATCATAAATACAATGATTGAAAGCAACGTCGCATATTATCAAGACATAACTATTGATAAAGGTTTGAGAATCGGAACATATTTTGTTCAATGGTTTGCAAATTTTCTTCTTCAAGGGTTAGACCATTATATAAAAGAGGATTTAAGAATCAAATGTTACGTTCGATATGTTGACGACATGGTTATTTTAGCCCCGAACAAAAGACAATTACATTCGGATTTTATCAAAATAAAAGATTTTTTATTTTCACATTACGGATTGACCGTCAAGGATAATTGGCAAATTTTCAAATTTGACTATATAGACAAAAACGGCAAACGAAAAGGTCGTCCGATTGATTATATGGGCTTCAAATTTTATCGCGATAAAACAACATTACGCAAAAGAATTTTGAGAAGTTCAACCCGAAAAGCGCGGAAAATATGCAAGGCGAAAAAGTTGTCAGCATATGAAAGCGGACAAATAATGTCATATCGCGGGTGGTATAAGGCAACGGACACATACAAATATTTCAAAAGAGAGATTGCGCGACGCGTTAATTTCAAAAAGTGTCGAAAAGCAATACGGACAAGACAAATTATTCAAAACAAGGAGATTAAAAAATGAATATTGTTTATGTTAATTCAGAAAGTTTATTAAAACCCGTCGAAATCGACAAAACTTCAAGCCCGCAAGGTGTTTATGTCAGACGCGATATAAAAGAAGTTGAATACGAAAAAACAGACGGTGAAATCGGCACAAAATACAAATATCAAGAAGCATTTTTGACGCTTAATGAATTTGAATCTTATTCAAACGAATTGATTGCAAAGGCAATTAAGGGTGACGACAATTCCGAAGCGTTTGAAAATTATCAAAGAAAACTTGACACCCCGATTGAATATCCCGCAAACGGTTTTACATATAAACCGAAGTGGGCGGAAAATATTTACGCGGGATTACTTCAAAAGGGCGCGTTATTACCGCAATTATTCCCGTTAAAAATTTATGATTCAACAGAACTTGAAGACCGCGCGCAATCCATGACAATGGAAGAATTAACCGCGTTGTCAATATTTCTTGCAAGCGCGCAAGAACGCTATTTCGCAGAATACAAAGCAGAAAAAGCGGGCATGTAGTTTTTTGGTTGGGTTGGTTGGGTATTTAACGAACGGCGCGCAATTTGTTCGTTAAAGTTCGGGCAGGGCATTTTTTAATGCAAAGGCGGTTAAATGCTTAAAAAAATTTATATCAAGATTGACGATAAACGGGAAAAAGTCGAAGATTTTATCGCCGACAATATCCTGAAGCGTTGGGACGAATTAAAAAACGTTGACGATTTACGCAAAGCGGGAACGCTTGCGGTCATAAATGTGGTCAGCGCATACGCGCAAGCGTACGGAATACCCGCCCTGACCGAAGACGTCAAATTAAAAATTGCCGAAGCAAATGTCAAAGTCTTAAAGAAATTGAATAATAAACTTCAAAAGCAGTTGAAGAAAAAGTCAAAGGCGTATATTGAACGCAACGGGGGCGAAAAGTGATAAACTTTGAACTATTAGACAAACGGCGAACATATATCGGTTTGCAGTATGGGACGTCGTTTATAGCAAGACAGATTAAAAAATATTCAAAAGAATACGCGCCGAATAGTAAAGATATTCCGACGCATGTTCTTGCGTTAAAATACCGTTTCGGAACGTGGTGGATTTACGAATCCCATGCGGACGGACACAAAAACATGGGTATTCCGTCGGGCGTTCGTCGCTATAAACGGGAACTATGGGAACAAATCGAAAATCAAGACGAATTTAAGGCGTTTCCCATGAAGTTTTCAATTAAAAAACTTGAAGACTATATCGGGCAACCGTACGGAACGGGTGATATAAAAGAGTTAATGAAAGCGTCCATTTTTAATTCAAACGGAAAACAAAAAGACCGCAAGGGGTTAATTTGTTCGGAATATTTGGCGTTATGTAATGACGAAATATGCAAATATTATAATTTGCCCGCGTGGTGTATAACCCCCGCGCATTTTCAAAACATTATTGACGCAAACGGAATTGAAGAAGTAAAAAGGGAAAACGGGGAAAATGGATAAATTCATAAACAAAGAAAATATAATCGTCGTTGTCGCAGTCTTGACGATTCTTGTTCAATCAAATTATTTTGCGACAAAACTTGACCTTGCAAACATTAAACTTGAAATGTCGGAAATTAAACAAGAATTGCGCGACTATTCAGACAAAGGGGACAAAGACATTTTGCAGAATGTCGAACAAAAATTCAATGTATTATCAAGCAAAATAGACAAATTAAGGTAAAACAGGCATGGACAATAACAAAGAATTATTCAAAAAAGCGTTGAAATTCGTTCTTGAACGCGAGGGTGGTTATGTAAACAACCCGAACGACAAAGGCGGGGCAACAAATAAAGGTATTACGCAAAACACTTATAACGCGTATTTGCAAAGTAAAGGACGTCCGACAAAAGACGTTCGGAATATAACGCAAGCCGAAGTTGAAGACATTTATTATTCGCGATATTGGTTGACGGCGAAATGTCATGAAATGTCGCCGAAGTTTGCGGTGCTTTGTTTTGATACGGCGGTCAATATGGGCGTCGGACGTGTTAAACCGTTTTTGCAAGAAGCGCAATACATGGACATTGATGTCTTTATTTTGGCGCGTATTCGCAAATATAATGAATTTGCAAAAGTTCCGAATCAACGCGGATTCTTGCATGGTTGGTTGAATCGCGTTTTTGCGTTGGTTGATTTCGTTAAAACATTGTAAAATCTTTTTCATACTTCATAAACTATAAACCCGCTATTTTTTAGCGGGTTTTTTTATGCTAAAATTGTAGGGTGGAACTTTGAAAAGTTAAGCGCATTTTTTATATTCGCGAATGCGCGAAAGATAGACAACGTCGGACAAAGAATCGACAAATTGTTGAAGCAATAAGTTCGATTGTGGCGACGTCATGTCCAGATTATGACAATTTAATAATTTTATAAGATTAGCAAAAGCGGAATGCGGTGTTATTGTTAGGTTTTGACCGTCGAATAAAAGTTCGATTGTTAACAATTTCATCAATTCCGCTTTTTCTTTTTGTGTTTGTCGCAAATACAATGAATATGCGTCTTTTGAAAGTTCGATTATGATATTTGCGTCATCAATCAAATTTCGACTTGACGTCGCCGTTTGTTCAAATGCAAAACAAAGTTCGTCAAGTTCTTGTTGCCACGCGTCCCGCTTTTCAAAATAAAAGTCGTCCGTTATCATTCCGTCGATATGTTCGTCATATAATTTGCTTAACCGTCGATTTAGAACGTCGATTCGTCGTTTTATTTCGGCGGTTTTTTGTTCTATATATTCGCAACCTTGATTGACAAATTGTTTGACGTTTTCTTGCAATCGTTCAAATTCGGAAACAGGCATGGACAGTTGCTTCAAAAATTCCCCGAATAATTCTTCGATTTTTTCTTCACGAATAGACGGCTTCGACGAATCCATTTTCTTTGAGTTCGTACAATGATAATAAATATATTTACCTTTTTTGATTTCCCCGACAAGTTGACAACCGCAATTTGCGCAACGAATCAAGCCGTTATATGCAAATTCACGTTTGCGGGGTTTGGTGGGGTATTTTTGCGCAAGTAAGCGTTGAACGATAAAATATACGTCTTTTGAAATTAACGCTTCATGTTGACCGTCTGAATAATATTTCCCGCGATATTTGAACGTGCCAATATAAAACGGATTATTCAACATTCGTTCGATATTTTTTTCGGTGCATTTATGACCGTTCGGGCGGAATCCGTCGTCGGTCAGACGTTGCGCAAGCGAAACATAAGTTTGACGCCCCGTTGCGTATAATTCAAACGCTTTTTTGATAAACGGCGCGGTTTCAGGGTCAATAACAATGATTCGTTTTTTAGACGGCAATATTTCGTTTTTATAACCGAATGGGGCTTTATGCGGATAATAACCCTGTTCGGCTTTTTCGTTTAATCCTTTTTTGATTTCTTCGGATAGGTTGTCAATATAGTTTTTCGCCATAAGAACGCGAATCCCATGCATAAACTTGTCTTGACTTCGGCTTGATTCGCTTAATATTTGACCCTCTTTGACGAAGTGAATTTCGACGTCTTCTAATTCGTCGATTGTAACATAATCCTTTAAGTTTCTATAAAGACGGTCGGTTTTTTCAACAAGAATTGTTTTAACGTTCTTATGTTTTTTAAGATACGTTATCATTTTGTTAAATTCGGCGCGACCCGCTTTTTTTGCCGTTTCCGCTTCGACAAATTCTTCAACAATCTTCAGGTTGTTTTTGCTTGCATAACCCCGCAACAATTTTATTTGCGCGGGAATTGAGAAGCCCTCTTTTTCTTGTCGGTCAGACGAAACGCGGGCATATAATACGGATTTTTTATTCGTTGTTGTTTTGTTGTTCATTTATTCCCTTTTATAATCTGATTCGGGGTAATATTCGCCCGAATACCTTAAAATCGACGTCGCGGTCTATATAAAACGGCTCATATTCTTTATTTACTGAAATACATTTTATTTTGTTTCCCGCGCGATTTATTTCTTTGACATAACATTGACCGTCATATCGAAAAGCGTATATTTGACCGTCCGTCAAATTTGTATCGGATTCGTCAATAATAACGCGGTCGCCATGATGATATTCGGGAAACATGGAATTTCCCGAAACGCGCACCATTTTACAATTTTTCGGATTAACGCGCATTCCCCGTTCGGTTAATAAGAAGCGTTCGTCAATGACGACATTTTCCGAATATTCGTCTAATACTTCGACGCCATAACCCGCCGATAAATAAACATCAGGGAAATATTCAATATTTGCAAGTTCGATATTTGTTCGGTCGGCTTCTATTTGTTCGATAAGTCTTGCAGTTTGGCATGCCGAATCGGTCAAACATACGTCGAAATATTTTTCAATCCTTTTTATTTCGTCGAACTTTACTTTTGACCCTTTTCCCTTACGGGTGCTTATTGTTGACAATTTCACGCCGAGAGAATCGGCAATTTTTTTGAATGTAATTTTACTATTTGTTAAGTTTTGTAATAGTTCTTGTAATTCTTCAAAGTCCATTGTTACACCCCTTTTTGACATATTTCGACTACACTATTTGAATGATTATTCGATAAATGTTTGACATTTATTCTATTTTTATTCTATTATGTCATTAAGTTATTAACTAACTCAATTAGTTAATTAGTTAGTTAAGTAGATAATACCACAAAAAAATGAAGCGCAATATAAGTGCTTATTTTGTGGTGCGAAAAATTGAAGAAAGAGGAAAACATGGCAGACGAAAAAGAGTTCAAGACGGGTTATTCGACAACGTTAAGAATTGCAACAATGCAAACATTAGACGAATATGCGTCGAAGTTGAATATTAAACGTTCGGACGTAGGGCGTAGAATAATCGAATTTTTTATCGAGCATAACGACATTGAGGATTTAAGAGAATGAAGCAAATCGGGTTAATAATCAAGTTCCCGACGGAACAATGTTCGGACGCCGAACGGGATTATATGCGGACAAAGTATATTTGCAAGTTGCTTGATTGGAAGCGCGCAGAGTTAGCAGAGAAAAAAGCAAAGGTTATTTAAGAGAGAATGAACGACGGGTTTCAAACAAAAGGATATATAAAATTATACCGCGAAATTAACAACAATGATTTGTGGTTATTAGAGCCATTTACAAAGGCGCAAGCGTGGGTTGATTTGTTGTTATTAACGAATTACAAGCGCGGGTTAATTGAAGTAAAAAACGGAAGTATTGTTCCTGTTGAACGTGGCGAATGCGGTTATTCAATGAAAGCACTTGCGGAACGTTGGAAGTGGTCAAGAAAAAAAGTTGCACATTTTATAAAGTTCTTAAATAAAGCCGAAATGGTACAACAAAAAATCGTTGAAAATCATTCAATAATAACGATTACAAATTATGAATTGTATCAAGGGGAACAACAAACGGAACAACAAAACGACCCGCAAAATGAGCAACAAAACGAACAACAAATATTGCAACAAACGGAACAACAAACGGAACAACAAAAGAACACAAACAATAAAGATAATAAAGTAAATAAAGATAATAAAGAAGAAGAAGAAAAAAGAAAAAATTTTGTTGCAAAAAGTTTTTTTCAAAAACTTTTTACCGAAGACGAAGAAATAAAAGAATTTATTTCATTAAAAGATTTATTTATCGAGTTTTTAGAATACAAAACGGCAATCAAAAAGCAATACAAGACGGAAAATTCCGTCCGAAAAGCATTCATGGATTTTGTCAGATTGTCGCAAAACGACGAAAATTACGCGCGGGCGTTGGTTGACAATGCAATCGCGCGGGGTTGGCAATCAATTTATGATTTGCCGAAAGAAGCAAAACAAGCGTTCAGAAAAGCGCAAAGTCAGAATCAAAATCAATCGGACGATTGGGAAAGTCGGTGCATGTAAATGTCAGAAAAACAAATAAAATTAAGATTCGGGGCGCGCCCTGAAGACATACAAAGCGCAAGCGACCTGATTTATTTAGAATCATATTGTTATTTTAACGATTCGTCAGATGTCGCAAAAGAAGCAAGAACGCTTTTTGATAACGGCAAGGACATTTATTACATAAATGACTATTTAATCGCGAAATACAACGCGCAACAAGCGGAAAAATACAAAAAGCAAGCAAATTTAAGCAAGCGTTTTTCAAAAAGAACTTTTGACAATTTTGTTATTGAAAACGAAATGCAAAAATCCGCATACGAAAAAGCGTTGAATTATGCAAAAAACATTGAAGAAAATATCGAATCAGGCGCAAATATGATTTTCATAGGAAAAGGAAGCGTCGGAACGGGTAAAACACATCTTGCTTGCGCAATCGCAAACAACATTCTTGAACAAGGAATCCCTGTTAAAGTTTTGAACGTTGTTTCGTTGGTTGACGAACTCAAAGAATTTTCGACTGCATACAAAAAAGAATTGAAGACGGTCAAAGTCTTATTGATTGACGATTTAGGCAAAGAAAACGGGACATTGTGGTTATGTTCGGAAATTTACGGAATTATTAACGCCCGCTATGAAAATGAATTGCCGACAATCATTACGACAGAGGGGACATTAAAAGACCTTGAAGACAATTACAAAGTTGAAATCAACGAAAAGATTGTCAATAAAGGCGTTTCAATGATTAGTCGCTTAACCGAATCTTGTTATTTGTCGGTTATGCAAGGCGACGATTACAGGAAGAAAGCGGGGTCAAAATGCAATTAACAGACATTGAAGCAAGAAAAGTTAAAAACACTATTCGCCGTATGGCAAAAGTATTGTCGTTCGCATTCAGCGACAAAACGGACATTTACGTCGGATTTTATGCACTTATGACCGCGCAAATGTTAATTTGCAGATACTTTGACGAGGATTGCAAAGACGAAGTCGAGTTCAAGAACGTTAAACGTTGTCTTTTGAAAAACTTGTCAGATTTTACAAAAACAATGTACGGGACACAGTTCAAAGGGAAAGAGGGGAAATAATGTCGGACATCAATTTTGTATCAATAACAGGAAATGTCGGTCAAAATCCGTCGTTAAAGTTTTTCGATTCGGGGAAATGCGTTTGCAATTTTTCCGTTGCGGTTGACGAATGGGCGGGACAGACAAAAGGAACGGTGACAAATTGGTTTGATTGTCGCGCGTGGGGCAAAAAAGCCGAATATATCGGCGAATATGCAAAAAGCGGAAGTCTTGTCATGGTTGGCGGTCGATTAGGCGTTGACAATTACCAAGCGCAAGACGGGACAAAAAGGTCAAAAGTATATATCAACGTGGAAGAAATCAAAATCGTTGACAAAAAATAAGGTGGGGAAATGGATATAAGAGGACATTTAGAGGGCAAAAAATTTAATGAACTATTGACAAAGAAATTAACACGTCGAGAAGTGGAAATTTTAAGTTTGTACGCTTCGGGATTTACTATCAAGGAAATATCAGACGTTTTGTTTATTTCCGAAAATACGGTCAAAACACATGTAAACAACGTATTTTTGAAAATTGTTATTCCCGATTCAGCGAATCCGAAAATTACTTTATGTCTTTTTTACCACCTATATAGAACAGAAATTATGAAAATGGGGGGCTACAAACATGCAAAAAAACGCAAGTAAAAAGCAAACACAGGAACAACAAGTCGTTGAATTGTTGAAAAAGGGTTGGTTTTCAAATTTTGGTATGCAACAAAAATTGAAATCAAGTTCGGCGGATAGAGCATTCCGACGCGCCCGCGAAAAAGGTTTGGACGGTTACGAGTTCAAACAAAGAACAAAAAAGGTTAACGGGTATAACACCTGCTATGAATACCGAATCGTTAAACTTGAAGACGTAAAACAAGAGGTAAGAAAACAGGCATGAGGTGGACGCGACGCATATATAACAAAATAGTCAAAGCGGACATGTTGGCATTCTTGAAATGCGTTCCTGACAATTATTTTGATTTGTTATTAACAGACCCGCCGTATGGAATCGACATTATAGGTCAAAGAATCAAAAAAGACCCCGACGGACGTTATGGTTATAGACAATTCAAACATAAGACATGGGACAATTCACGCCCGACGCCTGAAGCATTCAAAGAAATGTTGCGCGTTTCAAAGAATCAAATTATATGGGGCGGAAATTATTTTGCGGATTTGTTGCCCGCAAGTCAGGGGTGGCTTGTATGGAACAAAGGTCAACGCGATTTTTCGCTTGCAGACGGCGAACTTGCATGGACTTCTTTTGACAAAGCGTTGCGAATTTTTGATTTTTCCCGCGCGCAAGCATTAAAAGACGGTAAAATCCACCCGACGCAAAAACCGCTTGCGTTAATGGAATATTGTTTGAATTTAAGAGCAAAACAAGGCGATTTAATTCTTGATTGCTATTCGGGAAGCGGAACAACGGCGGTTGCTTGTCATAATTTGGGGCTTGATTTTATCGCGGTTGAAATTGACGACGAATATTTCAAAGATTCGGTCGCCCGTCTTGAAGACGCAAAAAGACAAATGAAATTTATTACACCTGAACTACAAACGGAACAAATGGAGTTATTCAAATGAAACAAAAAGCAATTTTATGTGATATAGACGGGGTTTTATTAGATACCGAACATATTTTCGATAGAGTTATCGAAACAGGATTGGCGGACGGCGAATTGTGGGACTATTTCAACCGACACGCGAACGACCATGATGTTATGGCAGATAGTCGCGTCATTGAGATTTTAGAAGCGTTCGCAAAACAAGGTTTCAAAATCATATTTTTAACCGCCCGAAATATCGTTATTGAATCGGAAACAAAAGCAAAAATCGACATGTCAATCGGACAATACGCAAACGAAATATTCAAATATATGTTGTTAATGCGTCCGCATAGAAACATGGACGATTCCGACAAAGTCAAAGAACGGTGGTTGACAATGCTTCGGGAACAATACGACATCTTTTGCGCTATTGACGACGACCCGAAAAATTGCGAAATGTACGCAAGAAATAAAGTTTTAACAATGCAGATACACAAATAAAAAGAGAGGAAAAGAACATGAACAAATTATTTCAGAAAATCAAAAAACATCAAGAACAAAAAAGAGCAGAAAAACAAAGAAAACAAGAACAATTCTTGACGAATTATTTTTCCGTCCTTTACCGCGTCCGCGATTACGGAACGTTGCAGATTCCGCATTTTATTAGGGCGCAACAAACGGTCGAAGACATCAAACAACGCGGATTATTAGAAGACGTTTACAAATATATCTATAAAAAGGGGGTTGCATGTTAAGCGCAAAGCAAGCAAGAGAAAAAACGGACGAAAACAAAGTCGCAAATTTCCGAAAAGAAATTGAAAAGTTGATAAGACATAACATTGAAAAAGGACGCGACGAAGCAAAAGTTTCGGGGCGAATACCACCCGAAATTGTATTGGAACTTATGGAAAACGGGTATTCAGTAGAAGAACAAAAAGGACTAACGAAAATTAGTTGGTAAAGGGGCAAAAATGGCGTTAAATCAAACATTAAGTAGTTTTATAAAAGCGTGTAGCGACGACGATTTATACAGATTGTTTGAAATCGTTATCGCAGAAATGAACAAAAGGAAGCAAGAAAAAGAGGGCTAACAGGCATGGGAACAATGGAAATTAAATACGAACAATGCAAAGAATGTCTTGCATACGACCAAGAGTGGCGGATAGAATGCGAAAAATGCAAAGACGGGTCGGGACAATTAACAATTGAAGATTTTTTGGCAGATATTGAAGAAGACCCGCCGAAAGAAAATAAATTGAAATATTTTCCGATTCGTTGGTTAATTCGCTTAATGCTTAAATATCTTAACGAAGACGGAACACCGACATGGTTTAACGGAATTTCAATAAGACCGTTCGGGGATAAAACAAAAGACGACATATTCCCGATATGGTTACATGTGTTTTTCCCGATTGTATATGTTAATCAATGGCGCGACGGCGGATATACAGGGGACGATTTCGCGGGCGATTTATATTATCGATTGTTGCCGTTTGTTTGGTTGCGCTTCGGTTATGAATGTTAAGAGGATAGAACATGGGGCTTTTATTTTCGGTTATAAAATATTTGCTTGAAATATTGTCGGAACGCGACAAAGAGATTGAAAAACTAAAAAAGGAACTTAAAAACTATGAACGTAAGAAAAAGGAATAAGAATTGCCCGTCGTTTGATTGTGGGGAATGTAACACATTTCCCGCGCCGTATTCGGTCGAATGCGGGGGTGAAGAAACAAAGAATTGCAAGTGGTTAGATTTTGACTTTATTAACGTAAGTTATGAAGACTATATGAAACAAACAGAGGTGGAACATGGCAAAAAATAAACATTCGTCGCTATATGTAGAAGCGAACAATTACAATGAATTGAAAAAGACGCTTGAAACGTCGTCCGTTGACGATTTGGTTAATCCTGAAATATGGGCGGAATTGAACGAAGACGAAGCAACCGAATTAAGAAAATGGCTTGAAAGATTTATAAAAGAAAATATCGAATTGCCTGAAGAAATGGCGGGCATGGTTGCCTATCCGTATATTAACGAAAAATTGTCAAGAATACTTCAAAAAGTAACGTTGAATATGACCGCAAAAAGAACGGCGGAAATGATTAAAAACAATATATCGGGGGCAACAAATGAAGACAAGATTTGATTTATTAAAAGAATTGAATGTCGAAGATTTCGCGTATGCGGTCGCGATTGATTCCGTCGGGGATTGTCGCGGGGTTTGCCCGATTTGTCAAAGACATTATAACGGAAATTGCGACGACGAATGCGTCAACGGAATTATTGAATATTTAGAATGTGAGGTGGACGAATGAAACAGTTAAGCATAGACGAAATAAACAGATTGCAAGCAGAAAACGACGAATTGCGCAAAATTATTGTTGAAACACCTATAAAAACGGTAATTATGGGGGCGTTGTTGGGAACTGTTGCGGGTCAATTATTGTTACGCATTATATATGGACTTATGGACGTATTGTTGAGGTAGTCGCATGAAATGGAATACAACAAATTATAAAGGCGAAGCGGTTTCATGGTATTCGGCGGACGTTATCGAAAAAATAAAAGAACTTGCAAGCCCGCATTGTACGGAATGCAAAAAGATATTAGAAGTAATAAAAAACGAGGACAAAGAATCATGAAAATATTAGACAAAAACTTATATAATCAAGCGGTTAATACATTCGGAACGCCCGCGCAAATAATAATTGCTATGGAAGAATGTTCGGAACTAATAAAGGAATTGTCAAAAACGTTGCGCGGAAAATGCAACGTTGACAATATTTCCGAAGAAATTGCCGACGTTCAAATAATGCTTGAACAATTAAAAATAATTTTCAACAACGAAAACCCTGTCAATATGTGGATTTTGAATAAAAATTGCAGAATTGCGGAACTAATCGAAGAATACGCAAAAAAGCAAAAAGGGGGTAAAAATGGCAATTAAAAATTATAAAATGATAACTTGCGAAATTTGCGGGGACGTTGATTATTACGAAACAACGTCAAATAAAGTTGCCCGCGAAGTTGCGCGCAAAAGCGCGGGGTGGGTATATATCAACGGTGTGGACGTATGCAAAAAATGTTATGCGGACGCAATAAACCGAATCAAACAAAGGGGGCAAAATGGGAAATAAAAAAGCGTATATCGTTTCGGATAAATGGAACGAAAATTCAACCGTTATATTTGCGGAATCCGTCGGAAAAGCAAAAAGCGAAGCATTATACGAAGACGAATTTTCATGGCACGATTACGAATATACAGAGTTGCGCGCCCGCCGAATGAAAGAGTGGGACAAATACGCCGAATCAAAAAAGATTCCGATTATGGAACTTCTGAAAAATGGTTGGTGGTTTTATTGCGACGGGTATTGCGGGCGACAATTAAGCGAAGACGACATCATAAGCGGGGACGCGGTTATTATAGAAGACGAACGCAACGACTTTGTAAAAGGGAATATTATTTGCAAGGAATGTTTGAAGAAAAAGAGGGTGCAAGAATGCCAATAAAAGCAGAAAATAAAAAACTATATCCGAAAAATTGGAAAGAAATTCGACAAAAGATTCTTGAACGCGCGGGGAATAAATGCGAATTTTGCGGGGTTGAAAATTACGCGGTCGGATATAGGGACAACGACGGAAATTTTGTTGAATCCGTCGGAATGCAACAAGAAGCCGACGAAATAGACGGGGAAAAATTGTTCAAAATCATATTGACGATTGCACATCTTGACCATGACCCGACAAATTGCGACCCGTCAAATTTGCGCGCGTTATGTCAGAAATGCCATAATAATTATGACGCGGAACACAGAAAACAAACACGTCGCAAGACACTTGAAGAAAAAAGGGGGCAAATATGTTTGAAACTTTAAGTTTGCCGAAATTAACAAAAAAGGGTAAAAAGATTTATAACGTGATAGACCAAACTTATGAGGGAATATCAAAGCAAGTATGGCACGCCCGCAAAGAGCATAAATGCGATTTTTGCGGAAATACAATATTCAAGGGCGAATCGTATGTTTCAACGGTTGATTTCAAAGAACATGTAATCGTAAAATCATGTGACAAATGTCATCATGGAATTATTGCATTATACGGGGATTAAGACATGACAACCTATTCAATGCAAGACGATTTGAAAAAATATCCGCGTTATTTCTTTGACGAATTAACGCGGTCAATTTTACCTGAAGAAATAATGTCGGAACGAAACCCGATTTTGTTTATGAATTATCAGCGACACCACTTCGTCGAAAAGACAATCAGGAAAAACAATCCCGCCGAATATGCCCGATTTGAGTATTTACAAAAGTTAATATTTGTTCCCGCCGAAATGAATTACGATTTAAGTTCAGGAATTAGCGAAAAATTGTTTTTTGATAAGTGGGGCATAAACAAGTTTGACGTTGTGTTTAACAAGGATTTGTGGTTGCAAAACTACTATAATTAAATTAACCGTCAAGAACTAATAAAAAAATATGATTTTTCAAAATCTAATAAAAAACGGTGATATTTTTATTTTTGAAAATGGTTTTTAATAAAAATGTAATTTGTTCGGACATGAGAAGTAGCAACAAAAAAGCGGGGACGCGCGAAAATCAGTTGACGGGCGATAAATTACAGGGGTTTCTATGAAAATAAATCATTGTAACAACAATTTTAATTCTTATGATGTATGGTTTTTATACGATAACGCGACCGACAAAAAACGTCGGTTGTTGTTGGGGAAATGCCCCGTTTGCAAAAAAGATGTTTGTTGTTTAGTTGAAGAACGAAAATCAGACGGTCAAATATTCATACAAAAAGAAGTCGGCGAAAAAGCCGTCAAGTTGATAGACGACGCAATTCTTAAAGGCGACGTCGTTTATTCTGAATCGGAATTGAAAATCAAACAAGGTAAGGGCGCGCCGTTTGGGTTGTGTTATGGCGACAATAAAGAAATACACAACAACAAAGGCGAAGTCGTAAAGATTCGCGTTAAGCGTTGCGATTGGTACGGGCAAGAAGAAGTTTTGAAAGAAGAAAAGGTCGCGATTTGAACTTTACTTGCAGTAATGAACAATATTTGAAAAACGTTCTTAAAACTTGTTTGAACGCATACGAAAAAGATTCAATCGTCAATGTTTCATACGAAGTATTGAAACAACAAAAGACGCTTAAACAGTTGGGTTTTATTTTTGGCGGACTTATTAAGGCAATAAGTCTATTTTTTAATAACGCGGGTTACAATTTCCCGACATACGTTCTTAAAGAATGGTTATATCAACAATGCGGGGTTTACGAAACGCAAACGTTGCCGAACGGGTCAACGTTTCAAAGTAGCAAGACCCTGTCGGAAATGTCAAAGCAAGAAGCGTCGGAATTTATCGAAAAAGTTATTTGTTTTATTGACGAATCCGATATATTCGACGGGTTTTGTTTACCGCCTGAATTGCGCTATTGTTGGACGCATAACATAGACGAAGAAAAGTTGCAGAAAATAAAGACGTTTCAATATGCGAACTTTGATTCGGCGTATTTGTTACATCAAAGCAAATTAACTTGTATTCGGTGCGGGGCGCGCGGGGGTATGGTTTATCATATACAAAGACCCATGAAACGTGATTATAATTCCGTCCCGTTATGCGCAAAATGTTACGACAAAGCAATAACAACGGGCGAATCTTATTTGATTAAAGATATTAAAGCGGTATTAAACGGAATGTCAATCGACGACTTTTGTTTATACGCATATTATCTATTCAGAAAGAAAATGTAAAATCTTTGTTCATATAAACCCTCTCTTAAAAGCACTATTGAAACCCGCAAGCAAGGGGCGAAAGTCCTTTGCTTGTTTCAATGTTGGTAATTATGGCGCGTAAGTTTGCAAAAAGTTTTTATAATTCAAAAGCATGGAAAGATTGTCAAAGCGCATACAAAGCGTTTAAGTTGGGAATATGCGAACGTTGCGGTGGCGCGGACGGGACAGAAGTTCATCACAAAATAATGTTGAACGAAAACAATATCAATGACCCGAATATCGCGCTTAATTTCAACAATCTTGAATTGTTATGTAAGACATGCCATGCGCAACATCATAACCGCAAACATGGATTTGTTCGGAACGACGTTTGCTTTGACGATAACGGGGACTTGATAAAGAAACCCGAAACGCAAGCGGGGCGCGGGTTATGGAAAACAATTTGAAAATTTTTGACCCCCCGTCTTGAAATTTTCAAAGCAAAACGCAAAAGACCGCACCCCCAGATTCAAAAAATACGCGTTTAAG